GGCATACAAAATAATAGACTAGCGATTGATGATAGCAGGGTAAATGTATCTGACATTCTAACCAATAGACCTAATATGATTGTTAGAACTAAAGGTAATCCAATGGAGTCTATTCAATCTATGCCAGTTCAATCAATAGGTGATACTGCATATCCTTTATTGACTTATTATGATGAACTTAAAGAGGCAAGAACTGGTATTAGCAAAGTTGGTCAGGGTTTAAGCACTGATGCTTTAAATAGTAAAACATCTACTGGTTTAAACCAAGTAATGACCCAAGCACAACAACGAGTAGAGTTTATTGCCAGAACATTTGCAAACACTGGGGTCAATGATTTAGGTAAAAAGATATTAGAGTGTGTTGTTAAGTACCAAGACAAAGATGATATAGTAAGAATTAGGAATAAGTTTGTACCTTACAAACCTTATGAGTGGAAAGATAGATGCGATATTACAATTAGTAGTGGTTTAGGTACTGGTTCTCAAGACCAACAAATGATTTTCTTAAATAATATTTTAGAAAGACAAGTACAAGCACTAACAACTCAGGGTAATCCAGAAGCACCACTTGTTAATCTTAAAAAGATTTACAATACATTAGAAATGATGGTTGAGAGTGCAGGGTTAAAGAATGTTGATATGTTCTTCCTTAACCCAGATGAGAATCCTATCCCAGAAGAACCACCTGCTGAACCAACTGAGTTTGAAAAAGTATCTATGGCTCAGATTGAGGGTGAGAACAAAAGAAAACTTGCTGAACTTAAACTTAAAGAGAGAGATTTATCATTAAGAAAAGAAAAGCAACTACTTGATTTTGAAACAAGGATTAAAGAATTAGAATTAAACTATAATAAGAATATAGACCAAGAGGAAATTAAAAGGCAAACAAGACTATCAGTTGAGGCTATGAAACAAGTGGGTGGATTTGCGAATAAAAATATGCAACCACCAGTAGCACCAGTTGTTCCACCAGTAGCACCACCACCTGCTGACCCACAACTAACTCAACCAAATATTCAAAACGCAAAATTTGATTTGCCTATACTACCTAAAAAACCTTAATTATGACTGATAAGAAAAAACAAGAAATAGATAAGGGTCGTAAAGCCAAGTTATTACTTGATGACCCCATTCTTAAAGAGGCATTTGAAAAGTTAGAAATACTTTACAAAGACCAAATATTCAGAACACAAGTGGGTGATGAGAAAGAAAGAACCCATATTTATTTGTGTCATAACACCCTGCATACAGTTAAGGCTCATTTACAAGAAATGATGCAAACTGGGCAACTTGCAGAGGAAAGTCTGAAAGAAAAAAGAATTATATTCTAGGACAACCCATTAAAACTGGGAACTGATGAATCTAGCGAACACTTATGTTTGTTAGCACATGAAAGGAATTATCATGGAAAATGATGGTTCATTAGAACAAGCAACTGAAAAGATAGTTGGATTATTAAATCAATCTGGGTCAACTAACGCAGAACTTGGAAATTTAAACAACAATCTTAACAGTGCAAAAGACGAAACTGCTGAACAAGTCACTGAGGACTTACCAGAGCAACCAAACACTGAACAACCGAGTGACTCGGATTCAGCAGTAGTTGATGAAAGTAAAGCTGAGAGTGAACAGTTATCTGATGTTGAGCAGGAACAACCAACTCAAGAAACAGAAATTGCACCAGAACCAACTGATACATATACAGTCAAGGTTCAAGGGCAAGAATATGATGTTAGCCTTGAGGAATTAAAGGCAGGTTATAGTAGAGATAACGATTATAGGATTAAGACAGAAACATTAGCGATTGAACGCAATCAATTCAAAGATGAACAGACTAAACAACAAACTATCTTATCTGAAAAACTAGCACAATTAGACCAGATGCAAGAGTATGCAAAACAACAACTGCAACTTGACGCAAAAGGTTTAGACGAGTTAATGCAACATGACCCAGTATCAGCTATGAAGAAAAAGCATGAACTGGAAATGAGAGCAAGACAAATACATCAACAAAATGCTTATATTGAAAACCAAAAATCAGAGGAAAACTCTAAAAGGTTGAGAGATGAGCAAAAGCAGATGTATCTGACGATTCCAGAATTAAAGAATCCAGAGACTCGTGATAAATTTAATAATGACCTAATTCATTATTTGACTGAATTAAATTTCTCTCAAGATGAAATAAGTAATGTTAATGACCATAGATATGTGCAGTTAATTGCTGATGGCATGAAATATAGAGCCTTACAAAGAAACAAACCACAACTTAAAAAGAAAGTTGAGGGTGCAACACCAGTATTAAAAGGTGGTGTAGTTGCTAGTAAGGAATCTAAAAATGCTAAATCAAGACAAGATAGAATGGCAAAGTTTAAGAAAACTGGTGACATCAATGATGCGACTAACATTCTAGCTGATTTGTTTAAGACTTAATCTTTTTTTAAATCTAAAAAAAAGAGAGGAATAATACCTATGGCTATGGTAGCAAACTCAGTGAATACTTATGCACACAATGTAGGTTTAAAAGACGATTTGAACGAGGTAATCTCTAACCTATCGCCTTTTGTGACCCCATTTTTAAGTTCACTGTCAAAAGAAAAAGCAAACTCAACAAAAGTTGAATGGTTGAAAGATGTACTAGATACACCTGCAACTAACAAACAACTTGAGGGTGATGCTTACACTGCAACTGCACAAAATGATATGACAAGACTTGACAATATGTGTCAAATTTCTGCTAAATCATTTGCAGTATCAGGAACACAAAATGCAACAGACCACACTGGAATGAGTCAATATTCAGCATACGTCTTGGCAAAGGCAGGTAAAAGTCTGCGTACTGACCAAGAATTTGCTATGTTTAATAATGGAGCAAAAGCAGGTGGTGCAGTTGGAACTGCAAGACAACTAGCAGGAGTCAATGCTTGGATTTCATCAAATACAAACAAAGGCACTGGTGGAGCAGACGCAACTGGTGATGGTTCTGACACAAGAACTGACGCATCAGCAGGTAATCGCAGAGCATTAACTGAGGATATGTTAAGAGCAGTCCTTAAAAGTGCATGGGATAATGGTGGTGATGTTGCAAAAGTCTTTGTAGGCTCATTTAATAAGCAGAAAATTAGTTCTGCTTTCACTGGTGGTTCTACAATTAATCAAGACGCATCTTCAAAAAAGATAGTTAATTCAGTTTCAGTTTATGAAAGTGATTTTTCTACTTTGACTATTGAGAGTGCTAGGCACATGAGAAGTCGTGACCTATTGGTTATTGACCCATCATTGTGGGCTATGGCATCTCTTAGAGATTACTCAGTTGAAAAACTGGCTAAGACTGGTGATGCAGAACAATACCTATTAACAACTGAATATTCTTTAAAATGTAAGAACCCAGTTGGTAATGGTGGAGTTTTTGATTTAACAGACGCATAAACCAATAGTAGTAGGGTGGTTTTATAGCCACCCTGCTACATCATAGAGAGAATATTTATATGTTTAGAGATTCAGCTACATCAAAAGTGACTACATCAACTACATCAGCACAATCATCAGCTATTGCAGAGGGTATTATGGCAGTTCGTATTATTACAACTGTTGACTCGCATTATAAAATTGGAGTGAACCCAACTGCTACTGATAGTGATGCTTTTATTCCTGCTAAATCTGAATACATAGTGGGGATTTCATCTGGTGAGAAAGTGGCAGTGAGAACTGCAACTGGTGGTGGTTTAGCTTTTATAACATCATTAACTAGATAAGGAAAAAATTATGGCAAAAGGTTATCCAACTGCTTTTAATCTGGGTGCAACCCAAACAGTGACAGCAGGTTCATCATCTGCTCAATCAACTGCATTAGACAACAACATGAACTATTATAGAGTAATATCTTCTTGTGATATTCATATTGAAATAGGTGAAAATCCTACTGCAACAACTGGCAGTGCATTATTACCTGCATATACGATTGAATATTTTTTCATACCAGAATCTAACAAAATAGCAGTCTTAAAGTTCGCAACACAAACTGGAACAGTTTATATCACTGACTGTACTCGATAATGTTAGGTGGAAGATTAACCCAAAGAAAAAATATCCGTAGTCCTGCACGATATAGAGGCAGACGAACTG